CTGCTGCCTATCGTAATGCTGCTCTGACATACGCAAAGAACTACGCAAAGTGGTCCGCTGCGCGTGAGTATTGTGAAGACAGGCAGATGAACTTCTTAATACTCACCGAAGACCACCTAGGAGTATAACAATGGCAACTGGTTTTTCAACTATCCAGCGTAACTCAGTAAATAAAGACCCTGGATATAAAACACTCTTTGAAAGAGTGAATGCTGCTACTGGCGGAGAGAAAAAATCTCTCTCCTGGTATAGAGGAGCAGTTAAACAAGAAGCAAGTAGATATAAAAAGAACTTCAACAAATACATCATGGACGAACGCAAAGATCGCGTTGGTGCTGCTAAAGAACAAGATAAGAATGAATTGAGAAAATATACAGTGGCAGGTCACTTGTATATGTTTGAGTATAAGGCAAAGATGAAGTGGTTGCCTTACTATGACAGATTTCCTTTAGTATATGTCATCAAAGCACCAGGCAAGGATGAATTCTGGGGTGCTAATCTACATTATCTGTCACCAAAGAAAAGAATCATCACTGTAAAGAAACTAATACAGGGTAGAGTTGACATACCTAAGGTATGTTTCCATAAATATCTTAGTAACCATGTAGAAGGTCTATATCTTGACCTCGCCGCTGATGAATGGGACACTGCCATTCTCCTGCCGACCGAGGACTATGTGAGAAATATCAATGGAATGGTATTTCCTATCGACAGACAAACTGTTTGGGAAGATACTGATGAGAAGTTCTACGATAAAATCACAGGTCAAAGAGTAGTGAGAGGATACGGAAACAAACAATCTAAGGAGATGTCTAGGTAATGGCATATAGTAAGGCAGAACAACAAAGCCAAGCACTACCTCCCAATTTCCAAGGAAAAGAAGGACAAACACACGTAAAACAACAAACGACTGGTATCAATTCAACGACTGATCGTTATTGGTTGTACACCAATGGAAAGTGGGAACAAATCAGTAGTGGCAAGTATCAAGAGTTAAATCCAACTACTGCCAACTATACTACTCTAAGTGCTCCTAATATTGGCAGCACTACAAGTGCCCATAGATATCCAAAGGATGCTGCTATGGGCAAGGAGTCTGACTACGTTCTGTTTGAATTCTATAAATATCAACCACCATTTCAAGGTATCAATAGAGGATCAACTACAGCTGGAAGTTCTGGTCTAGCAGCATACAATCAAAGTGCTACAGATGAAAGTCTTTATACTAAAGCAGAAGGTTTAAATTCTGTAATCCTTTACATGCCAGAAGATATTTCTACTGGATATAGAGCGAGTTGGAGTGGCAAATCGTTTAGTAACATTGGTAGAGATGCGTTAGCAACTGCTGGATCTGGTGATTTTGGTCAGGGATTACAAAATGCACTCACTACAGCAGAAACAGCAATTGAACAATTTATTCCAAACACTGGAGCAAAACTAATTGAAAAAACTATACAAAAAATTACTGGTGAATCAATAAGCAATAATGAAATTTTTGGTGCTACTCGTGGAGTTGTTCTAAATCCAAACGTTGAATTACTATTCAGTGGAGTTGATCTCAGAAACTTTCAGTTGCAATACAAGTTGGTTCCAAGGAATGCTACAGAAGCAGAAGAGATTAGAAAAATTATCAATCAATTTAGGAAGGCAATGCTCCCAACATTTGGTGGTGGGGGAGACCTCACCTTCCAAACTCCTGGAATGACACAAGACAATTTTATTCGTGTTCCTAATGTGTGTAGGGTCTCATTTATGAAAGGTGGTGGATTAAATCAATATGTCCCACAATATAAAATGTGTGCTATCACTCAAGTTGATATAAATTACACTCCAGACGGAGCATATGCTACATATGGTGACGGCAACATGGTTGCTATCGGTCTTACACTAGCATTCCAAGAAACCAAACTCATTTTTGCAACAGAAGTAGAGCAATACTAATGTTTTTTTCACTAGTCCCCAACATCTCATACGATGAGAAACCAATTAGTTATCCGTTCTCAGAGTCGGATTATGTAACTGCGAAGAACTTCTTCCGCAGATACAAAGTTAATGATGATGTATTTTCCTATGCCGTCATTTTTAGAAAATATACTATCATTGATGGAGAAAGACCAGATACTCTTGCAAAAAAAGCATATGGTAATGAGTTTTATGATTGGGTCATCCTTTTGACAAACAATATGATTAATGCACAGTATGATTGGCCAATGTCAAACTATGCATTGTCTAAAGTCCTAGAGAGTGAGTATGATGATCCCTATGGAACCATCCGCCACTATGAAACTTATGAGATAGGACAATACTCTGATGGTACTCGTGTTGATGAGACATTCTACAACAGCACACACAAACTAAACATCAATGGTTCTGTTGTAATAAAAAATGGTAACGAGATTTGTCGTCCCGTTACCATTGCTGATTATTATGCTGCTGAAAATGAGAAGAAAAGAGAAATCTATCTCCTAAAACCAGCATATTTTAGACAGTTTGTTGATGACTACAGAAAGAAAAACATTTATAAAAAATCTGGAAGTTATATCAACCAGAGACTAAAGGCAACTGGATGACTTTTTCGGGCAAAAAATTGCCCGAATTTTTTTTCCAGATTTATGGAATCAGTCTTCCAAATTTGAAATGATACGCTCACACTCTTTCAAGTTTTGCTTGCAGAAGGCACGAACATAACTGTTCGCATCTGTACTCATAGTATAGTGAGCGTGAGTATGTACCAGTTCAATCACCACCAAGACCCCAACACACATGGCTACGAAGTGGCATATAGGACTCGTGGCACAGCATGTTAGGTTCTTTTTCCAGTTCATCACTCTTCAGCAAGACGAGCAAAGTAGGACAGAGCATCGTCATCATCAACGACTGCCTCTTCCTTCACAGGAGAGGGAGCAGCAGAGACACGAGAGCGGAACGACGAGGGTTCAGGAGCAGCGACAGGCTCATACTCTTCATCATCAACGCTAGGAACAGCAGTGCGCTGGGTGATACCAAGCACCATGTTCAGGCGACGCTCAAGATCCTCGTAGGACTTGAACTGGTCCTTGGCAGTGAATGCTTCTAGGGAGTGCTCAGACTTCCAGGTTGCTTCTAGTTCATCATCGTCTGCGCTGAGAGCAGAGACAGAATCAAACTCAGAAGAATCATAGTTCCAGTATCCTGCAACCTTCTTGATCTTCAACTTGAAGTTAGCACCTTCCCAAAGGTCAAAGACATTCACAGGTTGCTCATCCTGAAACTCTGGTTGCATGGCAGCAAGGATCTTGTCATGGATCTTCTTGCCATACTTGTAGAGGAACACCTTGCCCTCGTTCTCAGGGTGCTTAGGATCCTTCACGACATAGATGTTGCTGTAATACTGGAGCTTACGCTTCTGCTTACGGGCAGTCTCTTTGTCTTCATCACTACCGCTGTTCCAGAGACGGCGGTTGATCTCACCAACGGGATCCTTCTCGTTGAGAGTGGTCAGGGAGTTTTCAATGTACCAACCACCAGGACCTTGGAAGGCGTGGGAATACACCTTTGCCCAGGGGATGGTCTCGCCTTCAGGGGCGGGGAGGAAACGGATAACAGCGTACCCGTTACCAGAAGCGTCAACCTCTGGTTTCCAGAAACGGTCATCAACGTTCTTACCGCTGGATGACTTTTCAAGTTCCTTCTGCAGGAAGTCAAAATTGTTCTGGGATTTACGCTTCAGATCTGCGAATGACATTTGGATTACCTCGGATTGTTTTGGATTTGGTTTGTGTGTTGGGTCTTACGTACAGGCGGGTCTCCCCGACTCATCTGCCCAACGAAATTATAATAACAGGTGGCGGGTCAGGCGTCAATCCTGTGTGCCACTTTGGAGTTTGTCCTTCATCATCTGGACTCGCTCGCTCAATTCGTCAAACATCTGTTCGACACTGGTGCCTGGTGTAGCACCCAACATAATAATACCCTGCTTCATGGTCTCAAGGACAGACTTTGCTTCAGGGTCGTCACTCAACTTAATACGGAAGTAAAAAGTTTTTTGTTTATCAATTAGTTCTGAGAGTTTCTCAAAGTATTCCATCTTCCTCTTGTCATCAAGAAGAACAAAATTCATTGCAGATCTAAAACAGAACTGCTGGAGATCCATCATCTCTTGGATGTCCCCACGGACTAATTCTGATTGAAAGAAACTCATACCAACATCAACTTAGCTCTACTTGTTTTCTTCATGAAGTTTAATTGCTGTGCCTCATGACGGATTTTTTCCTTCAGAGGTTTGCTAATTAACTTTGATACACTATCTATTTCAATTTCATTCACCTCGCAATAGTGGATGACCGAATCAATATAATTCATGTCTGGATTGTGTAGTGCAATCTTCTCCACTTCCTGCGAGAACTTCGCAGCGGTCATAAATCTATCCTCTAATAATTGTTTTTTCTCCATACCGTTCCTGATATTCGTCGATGTAACTCATTAGTTTCATAAAGAATTCTTTCTTAGGTGGAAGCACCTTGACTTGAGTCTCTCCGTTTTCACAAGCAACGATTGTTACGAGTTGCTTAACACTCAACCCGTAATTTTCTTGGAGCATACAAGCGTATGCAGTCTCCTGAACGAAGTAATCATAAAGATATTTCTCACGCTTTGGTTCTGCTGCTGTCTTAAAGTCAATGATAGACAGCACTCCATCGAACTCAGCGATACAATCGACACGCCCTGCGATCTCTAAATGTTTAGAGTAGAGCGCCGCTTCCTGTAAGTAAATATTATTTATGCGGTCTAAAATATCCCTAGAATGATGGAACATTAAAACGGGAAGAGGAAACTTACTATACTTCTTCAGGTCAAGATTATTATTGAGATAGTCTTCAGCAATAGAGTGATACTTGTTTCCTCTACCAGTAGCACGAGCGGACTTAGCATTTGCTGCTTTCTCTCCAACGCGGGCTCGCCACTTAGCGATGCCCGCCATCTTTTCTTTGTTGTTACTAATCACGGTGGTGACAGATGGAAACTTACTGCCCTCAGGTGTTAGATAAACACGCTTACCATCCACCATCTCAGCAGACATTTCAATAGGATCTAGTCCCACATGATTAAACAACTTCATAGACCTAGGTTGAGTTTGTTAATAATATAGGACTTGACAAGACCAGAACGAACGATATCATCGATACCAAATTCTACCAACGAAAACTCTTCCATGTTCTGGAGGATGCGTTGGAAGTCAAGGATACCTGATCGCTCACTGATCTTCTGCAGGTCAGTCTGTGCTGCGTCACCACAGAACACAATCTTACTGTCCTGACCAACACGAGTGATGATTGAATCAAGTTCATGGAAGTTCAGGTTCTGACACTCGTCAATGATAACAATACAGTTATCAAGAGTGGTGCCACGAATGAAACTTGTACTCCAGAACGAGATAGTTTCCTGTGCCTTGAGGTTTTCATACAACATCTCAAAGGAGTTGTCATCAGGCATCTCAAACATGGACTGAACCATGTTCTTGTATGGTATCTGATAGAGAGAAGACTTATCTTCATGATCTCCTGGTAGGAAACCAATCTCTCTAGTAGCAACCAGAGAACGAACAAGATAAACCTTTTCGTATGGTGTGTATTCATTCAACACATCCTTGAGTGCTTTATAGAGAGCAACGAATGTCTTACCAGTTCCTGCTACACCATAAGCATAGATCATCTGCCCCTTGTCCCACTCATCAAACATAATCTGTTGATTATGAGTGAGAGGTTCAATAGGAATCATGTACGCCTCATCAATAGGCTTACGACGCTTCCTTTGCTTCGCAGTCATACCTTGTCCAGGTGCTTTCACGGTCTTCTTTCTTGGTGGCATATCAATTGTACTTATCGTGAATGGTACGGTTACGGGGAGCATGTGCCCCGATTTTGTTAGAGATGATGTCATGGAAACCAGGATGAGTTTTCTTCATCTTGTCTCTCCACTCACCAACCTCACCAGATCCAGCACAACCTTTGGACCAGTCTTTGTCCCATCCAGGGTTGTCCTTTCTCCATTGTTCGTAGTCTTTCATAGACATGTAGAGTTCTTTAGTCTCTCCAGTCTCTAGATTTTTAACAGGATATGTAGGCATTAATTCCACTCCAAAGCTTCAGCACAAATAGGAAATTGTTCAGAGAACACACGCTTAGCATCTAGTGCAATGTCCATGTGTTCTTTCTGCGTACCATTAGCGGAACGCAAATCTATATAGTGGATCCATGAACGAACTGATCCCGTCATGTAGATTTTTGTGGGAACGGCGAGGGGAAGCACAAAACGAGCACACTCTTTTGCAATACCAAGGTCAAGCATCTGCTTGTAGATATCCATAGCACTCTGGAAGTGTCGCTGAATAGTAATCTCAAGTTCTTGCTTGGTGAAAGCATCAACATCATCAATACTATTCTGACGATTCTTATCATCCTGACGACGAAGATCGAACAGAGGAATTTCACTTGCCAACAGAGAACTGTCAGCATAACGCTGGGAAAACTCTTGAAATGTGAACGAACGGTGACGCAAAATTTGAGCTGCGATACCACGAGTAGTTTCAATCTCCAGGGTCATGTGTGCCTGCTCAAACACAGACCAGTGGTTATGTTTAATACAATACTTTAGCAGACCAGCAACCTTAGGATTCTCCTGGTTGTTCGGATTGCTCACTCGTGCCACGTACCCCATCGTCTTCTCTGCGTCTGGAGTTACGGTTACCAACTTCACTGAATTCATTACTAAATCCTTTCTCCTGCTTGCGTTTGATTTGTTTGGCTTTCAGTGCTATTTTAGCACGAATTAACTGCATCGCCATGTACTGCAGTTCTTCTTCTGTATATAGATTAGGATTTGTTTTTGCTTCTTTGATTGCTTTTTTTGCTAATCTAATTTGATCTTTTAGTCGGGTCATAGTACGCTTTATAGTAGGCAACAATGCCATCGGGTCTTACGTTTCCTTGGGATACCCAATCGTGGGCGCACTCATAAATCGACTGCGGAGAATACACTGGCGCACCGCCTTCTAGTTGGTGTCCAAATTTAGTAAGCAGAACTTTAAGTGCTGCCTGTCTATACTCCATGCGTTCATCACTGTAACGCCAATCAGTCTGGGTATCCGTCATCGTCTCCTTCATCATAATTAAATCCGAACTTTGGTCCGCCCTGTTGCAACTGAATTTTGTATGCATCAGTGTCAGAATACACCTCACTCTCCAACGCATTAGTAAGAGACTTGAGATTCTTGACGATGAGTTTTAGTTTTTCTCTATCCATATTTAGATAACAGATGTCGATATTATAACATAAAAAAAGAGGGGTATCAACCCCTCCTGTTATACGTTGGTTCAACTTTTAAGAGTTGATCAAAGTATTCATGCAAGTGAATGCGATAGCAAGACCAGTATGTTACTCCTCTATATTTGAGTTGATAACAACTAGGTGGTCTGCTATCTTTATCCATGTCATCATAGTGATAGACATAGTGTTCCATATCACTTCTGGTAGGTGTGTCCGCGATAGCAGAATGTACCATGGACTTCATCAACTTCGCCTTGCTTGCACTCAAACTTTACACCACGATAGGTAGTGTGAGAGATTTGTGCATCGTGAAGTGCGTTAGCCTTTTCGATTTGCTTTTTGATGAGAGTTAGGGTGTTCATTGTAGGTCTCCTAAAGGATGGGTGAGTGTTAAATCTCCCGTTCCTTCAGTCGTTTGCGTCCCAATAGAATTCACATTCAGGTACAGATTCCCTTATGGTTTCGACCAGTTCTATCACAATTTCTTGTGGTAGATCTACTTTGTTTGCTTTGATCCTGAACATCAATGCGTCAGCATCAGTGCAAGCCATAGTAGAATAGAGTAGTAATTCAATCATGGGATGAACGCTCCGTTCCGCGACTTACTTGCGTCCTAAGTTAGCGTCTGATTACACTGACCCTCTACCTTAGATCTAAAGTAACTTATCAAGTTATATTTAGACCTACGATCTAAATTGTCATCCATAAGGATTTCAATTCTTTGTTGTAGGAACCTTTCACACGACATGTGCCACCCATAAGGGTTGCCGTCATCATGATGGGCTAAGGTCAATGCCAGCAGGACTGCCAACATCGGATGAACGTATGGTAATTATACCATATTATGTATGCCTTGACAACTGTAACATACAATACAGTTTAGTTGCCTGCTAGATAGAATCCGTCTTCTCGCTGACGACACACACGCTTTACCTGTGCATCATACTTAGGTGATGGTTCTTCTGTGATTAAATTTTTGGCAAATTCCCATGCTTCTTTGTAGCGACTAAACTTATAAACTTCGTCATAAGTTTTAGCAGAAACTAGCACACCATCCTGACGCCACAGTTTCATTGTGTGCCACTTTAATGGATCAGATGTTTTGCAGTAAAAGATACACCAATTTCCTGTTTGCCCTTTCATTTCTTTTTCTTTTTAGGATCTTGCCAGAGTTTAGGATTAACTCTACCCTCTGTTTGTGTCATGCTAATAAGGTTACGATACTTATCCCAATAGTAGTCAAAGATATCTACCTTCTTGGCAGCAGTAACAATGTCATAAACAACACCGTTGCCATCATCAAATTCTACTAGATGTGCAGTATGTGGTAAAGATCTATCCTGTGCTAAGTCGGGATCACAGTTTGCATGAATAATATTTACTCCCTTACCCATCAGGAACGACCACCCCACTTAATCTGAGGATATGCCTCCTCCACACACTGCTTGGTGATCTTCCAACGCTTTCCAATCTTCTTGTCCTTCATCAGACACAGCACCTCTGCTTCGCCCTTGTGGAGTCCTTCTAGCAACTGAATGAATAACATTTCACGACGATTTTGTGAGATGTTAGCGCCACCCTTGAAGAAGAGATAGAGCTTACGATACTCATGAATAAGTTTCGTATGCTCTGTCCCTTCAGGCACATCATTCTCTTCATAAGGAACATCCCCTTCAGGAAGCATAGAGATCACACTCTCATCAAAGTTTGCAATCAGGATTTGTCTGAGTGCTGGAGAGTTGTATTCTTGTAGCAGTTTAATTTTCTGTGCTTTAGTTTTAGCGTTGCTTATTTTTTGCAGCACTTCATTCAGTAATAGTTGCATAACCTAATCAATTCCGTAAGTATATTTAGTCGTCGTCAAATTCGTCATCATCTACAAAGCGAACTGACAATAGTTCTTCGTTGATCCACTGCCCTTCTCCATCCAACATTTCTGGATGCACATTTTCTGTTTCCATTTTTCCATACATAAACTCATGAAGTTTTTCGTTTGCGGTCCATCCAGCAATCACACCGACGCAGAGAAAAATAAACGAAACTGTTGCTGAAAAGTACAGGACTGTTGCTTGTGCCATGGTTCACTCCGAACTAACTTGCTTGCTTGTCCCACCAAAGTTCTAAGTTGAAGTAGACTCTTCGCTTAAGTAGGGTAAAAAATCTAGTAAATGTGAAACCTTTTCCCTTAGGAGCAGGTTCCTCTTCTGCTTCCTTCTTTTTCGCCCCCCTAAGCATGAGCTCTATGCCTCTATTTATTTTAAAATCTTTCATTTTTTCTTAGATGATACAAGATCTTTTTGCAAGAATAATTTTGCTGTCTCAACCAAACCTCCAACACTTTCCCCATCTATCATAACATGAGGAAACCCATAAACATCTGGAAATTTTTCTTTAAATTCTTCTCTAGTAATATCAGTACCAACAGTAATGATAGTTGAATCTACTTGTGCTCTTTGGAATAGTTCCTTAAGTTTATCACAATAGAAACATCCTGGCGTAGTGTAAGCAACAATTTCCATATCAAATAAATTTTTCTAAGGGAGAAGTTGTAGCAGCAATTCTGTCTTTAATAATCTGACAGTATTCTTCTGAGTATTCAACCCCAACGGAATTGAATCCTAGTTCTTTTGCTGCAATAAGAGTAGTGCCGCTACCAGCAAACGGATCATAAACAGTTCCACTCTTTGGTGTAATGAGTTTGATAAGGTACTTCATCAACTCAAGATTCTTCACAGTAGGGTGATCATTTTTGATAGTTCTGTTATGAGTTCTCTCTTTTACAGAACTCTTAGTAGAGTAGAAAAATCTACTAGCGGTTCCAGAATCACAGTAAGTGGTTTCGCCAATGTATCCACCCCCACCAAAGACTCCACCGCCATACTGCCTACCTTGATAGTCTTCGACTCCATAGTTCCTAGACCATCCGTTACCACGGTCTCCAAACTTAGCAAACTGTTCTTCTACCTCTTCACTACCATCGTGTAGAACATTACCTGGCCAACGTCCAGACTCTAAACGAGTATCTTCAATGTTAATACCACCAACACCATGAGTTTGGCAGTTCTTTACAATAGTCTTCTCTTCAATTGGTTTCTGAGCAAGAAGAATAGGTTCATAACATGGTTTGAGACCAGTCCCCCATCCTTCCCATGCAGGATCTTTCTTACCAATATTCTGACTCTTTGGCATACCCTGTCCATACAACCACATCAGAACATCTTTGATCTTAAGACCAGAATCTTCTACAGCACAAACAAGTCTATGAAATGTTTTAGAAGCACCAAAAATCAGAAGATGTCCCCCAGGTTTCAGAGTTTTGGCAATAGACTGCCAGGTCTCTACCTTAAAAGCAACACAATTCTGATATGAATCCCAACCATTACCTAGGTACTCAATACCATATGGAGGATCAGTTACAACAGAATCAAATAGTTCTCCACTATAGTTGTTTGAGAAGAGAACACAATCATCATTATAAAATTCAGAGGTAGGCATCAAAGGTCTCCTGGCGTTGTTTATGTTGTTCTTCTTTCAGTTTGATATGACTGATAAAAGCATTGTTGTCAATCTCTTTTAATTTTAACACAATATCTTTCTTTGTGTTATCAAAGATTACATTAGGATCATAGTTAGCAAAGAAGTGACTTTCTTTTAGCATGACTTGACCAGTACCATAATTATAATTTACATAATCAAGGTAATCATAAAGATTAAACAGATAAGTTTTAGTAGTAAGACTATCTTTTGTCTTACCCGAAACATCAATAACAAAAATCCAATAAGAATCAATCAGACCAGAACAATAGTTTTTGTAAAGGCGATTGAACGAAACCATGTTGGGCTGACCATTGCCTTTCTCATATCCAAGTTTAATATTAATCAAATCTCCATTGGGTTTCCAAATAAGATCTTCCATTTTTCTAGTTTGCTTTCCTCCACCCTTGACTTTCTCAGGCAGAGAAAACTTATCTGGATATTTTTCTACTAATTTTTCTGCCAAAATCTCCTCAACCTTTTCTCCATAACTATGCCCTGGTTCCTTAACGGTAGGATCAAAACCAGATTCCTCCAGGCATACAGGAAGAAGTTCCTCCACACAGGCAAGGATAAATTGACGCTGCTCTTGGGAGATCATTAAAAAAGGGGGTTCAAGACCCCCTCATTATAGTTGGATTTCTAATAAATGTCAATTATTAAAAATCCTGATATCAAAGGGCATTGCCTCTTGGCAACACCTCTTCTGGGAACACGAAGTTTTCATGAGGTTGATCCACTGGTGCCATCCAGGCACGCAGACCTTCATTCAGAAGGATGTTCTTGGTGTAGAACGTCTCAAACTCTGGATCTTCTGCTGCTCTCAGTTCTTGAGAAACAAAGTCATAAGCACGAAGGTTGAGAGCAAGACCAATAATACCGATGGAACTTGTCCAAAGACCCATAACAGGAACAAACAGCATAAAGAAATGCAACCACCTCTTATTGCTAAACGCAATACCAAAGATTTGAGACCAGTAACGGTTTGCAGTAACCATTGAATAGGTTTCTTCTTCTTGTGTTGGTTCAAATGATTTGAATGTGTTTGATGCTTCACCATCTTGATACAAAGTATTCTCTACTGTAACACCATGAATAGCAGAAAGCAACGCACCACCCAGGATACCTGCCACACCCATCATATGGAAGGGATTAAGCGTCCAATTGTGGAATCCCTGCAGGAATAAGAGAAAGCGGAAGATCGCTGCAACACCAAATGACGGCGCAAAGAACCAACTGGACTGTCCAAGAGGGTAGATGAGAAATACACTAACAAATACGGCAATAGGACCTGAAAAAGCAATCGCATTGTACGGACGGATACCTACTAAACGACTAATCTCAAACTGCCTCAGCATAAATCCTATGAGAGCAAAGGCTCCGTGGAGCGCCACAAAAGCCCAGAGTCCCCCAAGTTGGCACCACCTAATGAAGTCCCCCTGAGACTCAGGACCCCAAAGTAGAAGAAGAGAATGACCCATAGCGTCAGCAGGAGTTGACACTGCTGCTGTAAGAAAATTAGCGCCCTCAAGGTAACTAGACGCCAACCCGTGGGTATACCAGCTCGTAACGAACGTCGTGCCAGTAAGCCAGCCACCAATTGCAAGATAAGCAGTGGGAAAAAGAAGTAGTCCAGACCAACCCACAAAGACAAAGCGGTCGCGTTTAAGCCAGTCATCCAGGACATCGAACCACCCCCTTGTTTGTGGAATATTTAGTGTGCTTGTTGTCATTTTTGTTTTCCTTATTTTGATTTTCTAACCAATAAAGTTGAGGCCAAGTATCCATGATTATCTCCCTCAACTTTGGTGGAGTATCTTCATTAATCATGTGACTTTTTGGGTAAAAAAATTGGCGGGAAATTTTTTCCCCCGCCAATGAAATCAATTATTGATTTTGGATCAACCGATTGCAGGTGCGGTGAGAGCAACAGGAGTGCTTTCAGCAGCAGCAAGGTCAAGAGGGAAGTTGTGAGCGTTACGCTCGTGCATGACTTCCATTCCAAGACCAGCACGGTTGAGAACGTCTGCCCAGGTGTTCAGGACTTTGCCCTGACTATCCATGATGGACTGGTTGAAGTTGAAACCGTTCAGGTTGAATGCCATGGTGCTAACACCAAGTGCTGTGAACCAGATACCGACAACAGGCCATGCTGCGAGGAAGAAGTGCAGCGAACGGGAGTTGTTGAACGATGCATACTGGAAGATCAGACGACCGAAGTATCCATGTGCAGCAACGATGTTGTAGGTTTCTTCTTCTTGACCGAACTTGTAACCATAGTTCTGAGACTCAGTTTCAGTGGTTTCACGAACTAATGAAGAGGTAACCAGAGAACCGTGCATTGCACTGAACAGAGAACCACCAAAGACACCAGCGACACCCAGCATGTGGAAGGGGTGCATCAGGATGTTGTGCTCTGCTTGGAAGACAAGCATGTAGTTGAACGTACCAGAGATGCCAAGAGGCATACCGTCAGAGAAAGAACCTTGACCGAAAGGATAGACGAGGAAGACAGCAGTTGCAGCAGCAACAGGTGCGCTATAAGCAACACAGATCCAAGGACGCATACCGAGACGGTAAGACAATTCCCACTCACGACCCATGTAGCAGAAGACGCCAATAAGGAAGTGGAATACTACGAGTTGGTAAGGACCACCATTGTAAAGCCATTCATCAAGAGATGCTGCTTCCCAGATGGGATAGAAGTGAAGTCCAATTGCGTTGGAAGAAGGAACAACTGCACCAGAGATGATGTTGTTTCCATACATGAGCGACCCAGCAACGGGTTCGCGGATGCCGTCAATATCGACGGGAGGTGCTGCGATAAACGCAACGATGAAACAAACAGTTGCTGCCAACAGAGTTGGAATCATCAGTGTGCCGAACCAACCGACATACAGACGGTTGTTGGTGGAGGTTACCCAAGAACAAAAGTCTTCCCAGGCACTAGTAGAGCGTTGTTGTTGAAGAGTAGATTGCATTGTTTTGAACAAAGAAGTAAGACCATCAGGGAAATGGTGGAGTTACTATTTCCTGTCACCCTTAGACAGGATATGAGAGACGGATTGTTAGACCTGCCTAGTCTCGGTCAAGCGGCAGGTGTTGAACATGTAACGAAACCTTAAAGGTCCTTTACATTTGTTCATGTATTTATCATACATGAAAGTCAGAAATTCGTCAAGCCCTGAAACTAGAGTATTTGTACTCAGTCAGAACGAGGCATCCCCGAGTTCGTAAGTAGTATAGCATGGTTGGACCTCCCATCGCTCAAAATCTACCGATTTTTCTGCGAGCATTTGTTCCAGTTCATCAGTTGTCATACACACCTTGACAGGTCTGTTCGTTGCCTTGTCATAGATGTGGAACATTTGTGTATCAATCATTACTTTCTTTGGTAACGGACAATAAAAAGGGACCTGTCTGTTATTTGGCAGAGGTCCCTTTGGTCGCGACGACGATATTCAATTGTTATTTATCACCAAACGCCAGGAATAATTTGTCCTGTAGTCATGTAGGTGCCAACAGCAATGACGAAACCGAGCATTGCCAGGCGAGCGTTGAGGATTTCTGCCTCAGGTGTGAATCCAAATTTCATTTGTTGTTCTCCTGTGTTTTGTTTATGATGATGATCTTCTGACCATCGTGAGTGAATTGTAACTCATCGTCAGGATGCCACAGTAGCTCTTCATACAAATCGTCGAGTTTCTGGATATCCTGCCAGAGTGCATCGGGGTTAGGCATTTGCTTTACTGGGGGCGAAGGGTTCTCTGGAACGGTTCTTGATAACAATGAATGCGTCCTTGTTATATTTACGTGTTCCCTTTAGGGGTGACCACTTTGTGTCCAAACCCTCAATTTCATAGACCGATGTACCACCGATCTCAATATGAATATCATCATTGGGATCCCATCCAAGTGTTTGCATGGTTTCCCAAAAGTCTTCTTGTGTAAATTTCATTCAGATCAGAAGATACCAAAGAACAGTTTACCAGTGATCGCGTAAGAAATCAAGCCCGAAACAATTCCACCCATTGCCCAGCGACCGTTGTACATTTCACGGTACTGCATGGGTGAGAAGAGACCCTTACGGTTGTAGTCCTCCACTACCATCTGGGGTTCTTTAGCGAACAAGTTGTTCTGTCCGTACTCATTTGTGGTGACGGTCATGTGTTTTGTAACGAAATACTACAGAAGTATATAGCAATTGTTAAGGTCTGTCAAGCCCCTCTGTCAGCATAAATAAATACGGATCCCAAATCTGAGTGATATGAAAAAGTTATTACCACTCGCTATGCTCCTGATGACCGCAAGTGCAGCAAATGCTGGCGGACTTGTATCAAAACATACTTCTTCAGTTCAACTGACTGTTGATGCTGCCCGCTCTACTGCGGTAAGAATTGGTGGTAGTTATTCTGCTTCTGGTTCTAACATCTCGGTCACTACGATGGGTGGTGCTACCTCTGGTGCTGGCACATACACTGTCAATACTGCTGGTAACGACTGGTCTTTGACTGAAACATACAACGCAGCAGATAATATTCCTGCCGCTGCTGTTAGCACAGGTGATGTTCCTAACTTCGGCAACCTCACTTCTTATGCTGCTGGCACTGCTGGCACTCTAGCTGGCACCCTTGATAGAAGTCATGCTATCACGCTGACTGCTGGTGGTGCTGGTTCATCTGCAACAGGACAATTCGTTACCGAGATTACTGTAATTGACTGAGGTAAATACTAATGAATATGATTCGTTGGTGTGTCCTAAGTGTGGTGGGTGTATCTGCCACACTTGCTCCTGCCCTGGCGGTCCCCGTGGTCCCAAACTTCACTCAGGGGTCAATGACCAGCCACACAGAGACGACACAAAAAATAACTGAGACCATCAACTCGATGGACTACAACACAGGGTATCAATACTCTGTAACAGGGAGTGGAATTACAGCATCAGGTTCTTTACAACCAGGAACAGGTGCTAATACTGTAACTATAGACGGCGTGACTTCAACATGGACAGGAATCAATACAAGACCAAACTTCACACAGACAACACCAGGAGCAGCGTTTCAGTTCACAGAAACCTATTCGGGTCCTGGTTTAAGCAATCAAACAATTATCCAAAGAACAACAGAAGTCACAAGCATAACAGACACTACCTCTATCTTCTCACAATAGGTATCAATCTTGCTTTCCCAATTCAAGCATACGCTGAAGTCGGGGGTGTTAGTGCTACAGCTGCTCCCGTTGCTAATTCTTCAGGCTCTGTTACAAATCAGGCAATCCAAGTTTTACAAGGACCCTACATTACAAACACCTATGGGGCTGGGATCCAGTGTCAGGGACCCACTCTGAACTTCACACCTTATGTAACTGGTAGTGCTTCTGCTACCAAACCTTATGAACCATATTATTATGATCCTGTATATGACATGAGGGACATGGATGAAGATGGAGCACCTGATAATCCTGGTGATATTTTATATCGTGTTCCTGTAAGAACAGGACAAAAAGATAACTACAACTTAGGAATTGGTTTCTCTGCTACATGGTCTCGTCCTTTGGATAAGAAGTTGCAGGATCAATGTAAAGAAGCAGCACAAGCTAACATTGATCTGATGAAACAAACAACTGCTAATAAAAGATTAGATTTTGAGATCGCTAGATTAAAAAATTGTGGTGAATTGATGAAGCAGGGTATCATGTTCCACCCACGATCACCATACTATAAAGTGTGTGCTGATGTGGTGTTGAAGAATCCCCCAGGAGTTATTCCACCACACGTCCATGCTATCCCTTCGGTTTCAAGACAGAACGCAGCGCCCGTATCGCCTGTGTCCTCTCGCGCTGAAGATCTTGGCGGTCCCTTACAGACAACACAGGGACAGACTTCCCCCTGATAGCAGCAATCTTTTTCATCACTTTCTTGACCGTTGGTTTGATAACCTTTAGTAGGATATCTGCCAGCGGTTTTGCCATAAGTGCTGATGCAGTAGCAACAACAGCAATCGTAGCAGTCGTAGTTACTACACCAGGAGCAGGAAGACCAGCAATAATCTGTTGAGGAATAGGCACTGCTTCTGTTATCTGAACACACTCATTACCTATGAGTTTATATTCAGTAACCTTCTTTCGGAAACCTTCTACATATGTTCCAACAGGTTCCTTTGCTTCCTGTGCTGGTGTGGGGCAATCTACCTTGGCAGTAGTAGGTGGTGCTGCCTGGGGTACTTCTACTTGTCCTGGTGGTTCTGGTTTTTCTTTTCGTCTGGTATCAACTCCAGCAGGAGCAGTAGGAACTATCTGGTTAGGTTCAAAATTAATAGGATTGTAACTGGGAACGCCAGCGTCACAATACGTAACCAGACCTCTCTCGTCATCACTTCCGAGAGTTTTGGAGTTGTTGTTTGCTTCGTGGGCTTCGACACAACCAGGCACATCAACGATAGGCACACCAATATTTACCACTACAGGAGGTGGCAATGGAGTTGATGTGTAATATTCGTTAGCAGTTACTACCTGTGGAATGTCAATCTCCCTGATGTTAATGTCGGGAGAAGTGATGTTAGGGATTTCCATTAGCAATCATTAAATACTTGTCCGACTTGTGACCCTGCTTCGGATCCAATCTTCTGTCCTAGGAGCAGAGCCCAACCACCCGCCAACCATCCCACGTAAGGGATGCTAGAGACCGCAGGAACGGCGACACCAGCAGCAAGGGCACTACCTGCCATCGCACCTTGTGACCGTGCTCCAGCGTCCGCCGCGATACACTCTGCGCTTTTGGCATTCGACTTTCCCTCAGCATCAATTGCACCCCCGATATTACGAGTGCCCTCTCTGGTGTATTGATCACGACGATACTCATTACGTTTCTCGGATGATCCACCAAACCATCCTTTCTTATTTTTATCAACATCTAATGATCTCTCAGATTCTAAAACCTTAGGATCATCGGCACGAAACTCAATCTCATATCCATCCTTACCAGCTTTAATTCTGTAAGATGAATATGGACCGTGAGGAATATTAATCGTAGGAGGTTGATGCACTTGCTCCTGTTGTGGTCTCAATACATATCCCAGAAGTCCAATATGAGAAACACCAACAAGACCAAGTAATGCCCATCCAATAGTCTTTATTGGCAATGTTTTCTTTGTTGGTGTTTCCATTGGTGTTTCCTCAATGGGAGTTTCTTTGGACTTCCTGAATGCCATGGTTAGAATGGGATAGCGGGACCAGTTGTACTAGGGACAGCAGGACCAGTAACTTCTGGTAACTCAGGCATAGCAGAATCTAACATTCCTGGGAGGGCATTACTAACACCTTCCACTGCTGCTTTGGTGACTTTATTAATAGCGTTCTCTACGAGAACATCTTTTTGTGTATATAGATAAGCACCCCCACCAAGAACTGCCAGTGAAGTCAGTCCCGATAGGAGTGCGATTAGGTTAATTAGTTTTTGCATCTTTAGGCTCGATAGCGGAAACAACTTCTGGCTCTTTCTTCGCTACTACTTTACCATTACCATTACCACCACCTGCTTTAGCAGGAGACAGTCCAAACGCAGCTAACGATCCAGAAAAGACCGAAGCGATGAAGGTAGGGTCAAAGTCAAGAATCTTTTGACCGTTGGGAAGTCTAACGTAACTAAAGGTTAGGAGAGAAGCAGACCATATAAGTACAACAACTTTCACCAGATTACCAAGGACTTCACTTTTATCTTCATCGTGGTCGTCTTTCTCTTCTACCTTTGCTTTGGATTTATTTCCGAGCATTGGTATAGAGTAAGGCAACTCTATTTATGCCTGAGCCTCCGTCCATGAGAATCTAAAGTCGGCAGATCTGTTGTTTGATCCAAAACCACCAGCAATATTAGTTACTTGAACCGCAAGAACCTCAGGACCATCTGGAAATACACCAGTTGGATTTGCTCCAGAAGCAACAATCAGTTGATCGGTTCCTCCGCCAAGGATAGAATTTGAAATTTCTTTAACTTGCGCTAAATCATATGAAGCAACTCCTGCTTCCGAATAGAATCCAAATATGACTTCACCGCCAACCAATTCAGCGTTATTAGCAAGAACTGCATATTGAGCAAGAGAAGTTCCGCCAACGTTTTGCCAATTAGCAGCAATACTAATCGTTGGATTTAAAAGTAGTTCAACGAAAAATGTTCCTGTTGCAGAAATTTCCGCCGATCTTAAAACTAACTGCATTCTATTGATAAGTTCTCTAGCACCAAATGATCCAGGAATACCATTATCAACAGATGGTGATACACGAAGAGCAAGAATTGCTTTTGTTTCACCAGAATCAATGCTTCTACCAGTTCTAGTTCCAACAGTATAAACATAAGCACGGTCATCATCGTAGCGACCATCCATGATAACTGATGAACCCCAGTGAGAGATCTGTGGAACAGATGTGGCAGCAATTAGTTCTACTCCCGTTGGTTGATTTGCATCATAAGCAAAAGTTTGTGCAGCTGCAGAACCCAATGTAGAGAAAGTAACACCTGTTGGGTTAGCAGAAGTAACTGCATTACTCAAAGAAATATTGTTTCCAGAGATTGAATAAACAAATGTATCTGCTGGAATTCCAGAACCAATTACCCTCTGACCTTTCTGAATTCCAGTAGCAGAACTAACAGTTCCACTAGAAGAACCAGAAGCTATTGTTAAATCAATGCCAGAAGCACCTGTTTGTTCTCTTGTTAGATTCTGGAAGTATCCAGATCTAGCAGTAGATAGTGGGGAGATAGCAGAACCAGTTACATCTGTCAATGCAATTGGAGTAGAACTTCCTGCTGTTTCAGTGACTGTAAATTGAGTTGATGAAGGAACTGTAGCAATATAATATACTTTATTTGCTGCGAGATTTGCAAATGGAGTATCGAATATAATAGTTTGCACTCCATTTGGTTGCAGACCAGTGGTAGATGCTACTTCAATCTGACTGTTTCCAGACGTTGTGGCAATAACATCCTGAACAAATGACACTTTTCCATTGTAATTTACATACTCAGTTACAGCAGCAGTAGAAGATGTCGTTCTTCTAATTCTAAGAGTTCCGCTATCTGGAAAATGTGTTGGAGCATCAGCAATATACATTGTTGAATCTCCAGTAGAAATAGTTTTTGTTGTTATAGATGCTGGAGGAATAGTATTAACTTCATAACGAGATGGTAGGTTACCAGATCTCATGTATGCTTCAGTGTTTTGGTTGTTGTTAGGAATCTTGTGTGCATAGATTACGTTGCCATCTTGTGCTCTGAATCCCCAACGAATGAAACCAGCACCATACCAAGAGTAGTCCATATAGAACATCTGCATCTTGGTTGGGTCAATCGTATAACCAGACTTACCAGTACCATCGCAACGGTCTAGGTTCCATGCAGATTGATTCCATTCAGTTTCAACAGTTTTAGTTACTGGAACATTATTTGCTGAAGGACCACGATAGTCTGGGAAGATTACCATCTGTGTATCAGAGATGATACCATCAACGCGATAAGAAACACCACGGATAACTACATAATCACCAGGCTTCAGTTGCTTGGCAAACTTAGTTCCCTGTCCATTGGCAGAAGTAAAACTAGAAATAAGTGTGCTTCCTTGTGTTACTGTTACCTTACCAGATAACTGGAAAGTAGAAGTTCTACGAACAACACTGAGAGAACCACTAGCATAACGGAAGAAGATTCCGTTTTGCTGATCCATCATACCAATTTCCAGTTTGTTTCCATAGGAATCAACTGGAGTTACTGTATATTCACCCGTCGCAGTTGTTTCAGATGGAGCATTAGTAGCAGTATATTGGAATGTATATGGATCAATTACATTTGTTACATCATACGTACCATTATAATTGTTATCTCCACAACCACGAACATCAACTTTAGTATCTCTGGTAATGTTATGAGCATCTGCTGCAACAACAGTTACAGTTGTGCCAGATGCTGTGATGCTATCAATGTTTTCAAGTGCTGGTTCAAGAATAGAACCAGTGGAGAATGCTACACCTTTACCAGACTG